TGAACGGGCGACCCGGCAACGACTCCCATGAGCGAGAAGGGTGGAAGGGTGGCGTATGCGGGAACTGCGGCGCCCGCCGCATCGACACCCAGCTCGGCCTCGAACCCACGCCAGAAGCCTACGTCGCCGACCTCGTCGCCGTGTTCCGCGAGGTCTGGCGCGTGCTTCGGGATGACGGGACGCTCTGGCTGAATTTAGGGGATAGCTATGCAGCGGATCGCGGTGGAACGTGTATGCCATCCGAAACTCTCGCGGGAGGCGTGAATGGACAGGGAGAGGCCACAGCCTATTCCGACCCAAAACGCGGGCGGGTGAGGCATGGAGGTAGACAGGCGCACCGGGACGCGCCGTCCATAGGTCTGAAACATAAAGACCTCGTCGGCATCCCCTGGCGCGTCGCCTTCGCGCTCCAGCAGCCGTACTACACCGGCAGCATCAAGTGCGTCGAGGATCGGATCTGGCTCGCGGCTATGCTGGACGCCGAGGGATGCCTGTTCATCCACAAGCGCAAGGCGGGGCAGCACAACGGCCAGGGCTACTACCGGACGAACGACAACTTCGGGCCGGGCGTCGAGATCAGCAACACGTCGCTTGCCTTGGTCGAGCGGATCATGGCGCTCGTGGGGAAAGGCTCCATCTGCTCGCAAGGCCCAGACGAGAACCAGCGTAGGAAGCAGCGCATCTATCGCTGGAACCTCCGCACCATCGAGTGCCGTGACTTTGTCCGCGAGCTGTACCCATACCTCGTCGCCAAGCAACAGCAGGCTCGTATCCTGATCGGTTGCCCATCATCGGGAGAACGAGCCGAGGCTGCCCACGCTGCGCTGATCGCGCTCCATCGCACCGGGCAGTCAGACGTGGATTTCCCTGCGCCCGCGTCGATGCTAGAGCCTGGGTGGTATCTAAGGTCGGACATCATATGGGCAAAATGCAACCCGATGCCGGAGAGCGTGACGGATCGGCCGACGAAGGCGCATGAATACCTCTTCCTGCTGGCGAAGCGGGAGCGGTACTACTACGACGCGGAGGCGATCGCGGAGCGTGTCACGGCATCCACGGTCGAGCGGTTGTCACAGTCAACCCTTGACAAGCAGGCAGGATCCTACCGCGTGCCGGGCAAGACGAATGGGCCGATGAAGGCAGTAGGGAAAGGCGGCGTCAATGCCTTCCGGGGGCAAGGCCATTTCCGAGACGGCGACAATGGGCCAGCGAACAGGGAGGGCAGAAACATGAAAGACATCGGCACAGGAGCGACCCGCAACCGCCGCACGGTCTGGGAGATCGCCACGCAGCCATATCCCGAGGCGCACTTCGCCACGTTCCCGGTGGACCTCGTCAAGCCGTGCGTGCTCGCGGGGTCGAAGGTCGGCGACACCGTGCTCGACCCCTTCGCCGGGAGCGGGACGACCTGCTACGTCGCCAAGGAACTCGGGCGCCGGGCCATCGGCATCGACCTCAAGGCGGAGTATCTCGACCTCGCGGCGAAGCGGCTCCGGCAGGAGGTGTTGCCGCTATGACCGTCTTCATCCCCGGCAAGCTCCGCAATCCCCTCAACGGCTCCTGGGGCGGGTGGCGGAAGCACGCGCGACTGGCGAAGGACTGGCGGGAGCGGACGGCGATGCGGATCTTCCTAGAGAGTCGGACAGCATGTCGAGGCCCAATCTGCCGCGAGACGCCGAAGACGATCACCTTCACCGCGCACGTCGGCGCCGGCTGGGACGATGACAACCTGCCCGCGGCCATCAAGCCGATTCGGGACGCACTGGTGGGCACCGTCATCCACTCAGACGCGCCGAACAGCGGGCACACCTTCGTCTATCGGCAAGTCATCGACCGCAAACACCGCGGCGTCGAGATCGCCAGCGTCCCCTCCCCGACCGTCGGCGGCCACCCGATCTCGTGGGCGACGGCGCGGCGGATCAGCGAGGATGGGCCGTGAGCAGCTATGCATCGCTAGGGAAGACGTCACGACGTCGGAGTGAAGGCAGTCCGATGAAATGCCCCTATTGCAAACAGAGAGGGCTACGAGTAATGGATGTTCGCTTGACCGTCGCTGGTTATCGTCGGCGACGTCGGGAATGCAGCCATTGCGGCCGACGGGTCACGACACGAGAAAGCATCAGCTTGGTTATCCCTTGTGAGCATTTCCGACAATCGCTGATGAGGCACCGGTGCTGCTTGGATTGCAAAGCATCGCTCGGTTTCGAGTTTATTAAGCCGTGACCGTCTGCCCGAATAATCTGTCGGACGCCACGCGCTATTTCCGGCGCCTATTCCTCATGCGCCATCTGGCGGCGGCCAAGACGATCACCGCGACCGCCACGCAACTCGGGACGCAGCGCTCCTACATAAGCCGACTCAACCGGCAACTGGGCGTCGAAGGCCCCCGATCTTCGAAGCGCCCAAAACGGACATGACGACACCGATGGACGATCTCAGCCCGAAAGCACGCGACCTCAAGCGGTTCCTGGAGCATCTCGTGACCGTCCATGCGACGACCGATCTCGCAGGCGTGTCGGGGTGTGGGCAGTGTGACGACTTCAAGGCGGCGCTGGCATGACCTCTGCTCGTCGCCTCGCCCGCGTCCTCACCCTTGCGGCCCTCGCCTGTCTCCTGGCCGTCTCCCTCTGGCCCGAGCCGGTCTGCCGGGCGTGCGGGGCGGAGATTCTTAGGGAACGCATGACGAACGGAGGGAGACGATGAGCAAGGCGAGTGAATTTTCAAAAGAGTTCGCGAAATCCCCGAAGCCACCAGCATTCAATGTTGGAAGCGTTATGGACCCAATCGCGGTTGTGGACAAGGCTGGCGGCCTTGCTCTCAATGGGCACTGTTCGGCAGAACAGGCGCTCGTCCTCGCCCGCTGGATTCTCGATACCTTCGGGGAGGCGCCATGAGCAAGGAGCCGGACGCCCCAGCCTGCCCGCGCCATGCGCGGCACCTGTGCGAGGCATGGACGACGACGCCCCGGCGCCTAGGCGGGCTGGCGGCGAGGGAGGAGGAGGGATGATGGACGGATGGCGATGCCCCGGCTGTGGCCGGTGTTGGGCTCCGTGGGTGAGTGTCTGTGGCTTCTGCCCAGCATTCGCCACGATCACGACAGGCGGCGTCAATACCTGTCCGGGCTGTGGGAAGTCTCCGTGCGAGCACTCTTCGACGGGGTGCCCCATCCCTCCCAAGTTTCCGGTGATTTCGTGAGCGCCCCCACATCTCGGCAGGCGGCGCTGGAGGCCATTGGCGAGATTCTTCACGCGACTCAGACGAAGAACTGCCTAACTTCGCATGCGCTCGAGGATTGCGTCCATCGCGATCCGATTCGCCAATGGGCGAAGGCAATTCTCGCCGCCGTCGAGCACGCCGCGCCGGAGGGAGAGCGCCTGGAAGAATGCCCACGGAACTGCACGACCTTCCAGCAATATGGCGACTGTGACCACCGAAATCCGAGTGAGCTTGCAGCGGCGAAGATTGCCCTGTGCAAGGCCCGCGCGGCGATCCGGGAGGCGGCAGCAATGCTCATGGCCGATCCAACAGGCGATGACCTTGGTCTGCAACTAGAACACCCGTGGCTCGCCCTGCCCGCGGTCGTCGCGGCGATGAAGGAGGAGAAGTGAACTGTGGACGTTCGATCTGCGATGAATGTCGGAAGGCTCAGCACGATTGCGAATGGCGCGAAGGACGTTGGCTCTGTCCCGGTTGCTACTACCATCTCGCCTTTACAAAGGCTCAACATAAGGATGACCCCGCCCATGCCGACTAACGAGACGCCCAGCGCGGGGGCGGTGCTGTGAATTCATCGGTTGCGATCTTTTTCGGTCTTCTTGGACTCTGGATAGCCAGCATCGTCGTCGGGCTCATGCTGAGAGGGGTGCTGTGATGGTCGGAGAGGCGTGCGCACACAACCGAGTGGTATACACGACTACACGCAACGAAGAAGGCCACACAACAGGATGGTGGCAATGCGACATCTGCTCCGAGAGATTCATACCGGCCCTCGCCCTCGACGCCTTCGCCTGCGAGCGCGAGGCGGCTGTGTGGGAGGAGGCGGCGGCGATCTTGGAGCGAGGGGCCGATGAACCAGCGACGGCGATAGATTCCGATGTTCTCCTCGCCCAAAACGGGATCAAGCTGGCATTGCGTCTGCTTGCTCGTGAGTTCCGTGCCCGCGCCGCCGAGGCGAGGAGGAAGGGATGAATCCGTGGGTCTGGCTACTCCTGGCGCTCGCGTGTTTGCCAATCCCAGAACTACTCGCTCTTTGGCTCAGACCATGACCGACATCGAGGCGGCGTTGCGGGCGGTGCCGCTGCGGATGTGTGCCATGTGCCAGGCTCGTGGCATGCGATGTGAGGAACCTGTGCTCGACTACCCCGCGCCCGGCCAGGTCGTCGCCTGCCCCGTGCTGTTCCTCGACGGGCGGTAGGGCCGATGGCTGACGACTCGCGCGTCCGGTCGTACTGCGTGACGTTCCTCAACCTCGTCAATCGCACGAAGCACGAGGTCCTCGTCTCAACATGGCGGGAAGCGAGCGCGCACCGAGTCGCGCAGATTGGGCTCGCCGCGCACCTCACGAAGACCGCCGGCCAGATCCAGCACTGGGTTCACGACTCGACGGCGGAGATTGGACCCTCTTGACAATGGACAGGCTGCTATGAATCGAGGACATTCCTCCCTCGTGACGAACGGGGATCTCGGATGATCGTGCGGAACTCCCCGCCCTGATGCCGACGCTCGCCGACTGGCTCACGTCGCGCATCCCCCCGAACAGCCTTGAGGCCGAGCGCGCGGTCCTGGGCGTCGCCCTCCTCGACCGCGCCGGGCCGGCCGCGCTCTGCCGGACGCTCCGCGCCGAGGACTTCTACGCCGAGAAGCACCGGCACATCTACGCGGGGATCGCCGCCCTCCTGACCGCCCAGAGCGCCGTGGATCTCCTCACGCTGCCCGAGACGCTGCGCCAGCAGGGGCACCTCGAGGAGATCGGCGGTCCGGCCTACCTCGGCCAGCTCATCGAGGAAGCGGCCCTCCTGACCGCCATGCCGGACTACTGCCGGTTGATCCAGGACAAGGCGGCGCTGCGGGAACTGATCCGGCTCAGTACGGAGACCGTCCAGCGCGCGTATGAGAACGGACAGCCCGCGAGCGAGATCGCTGGACAGGCGACGACGGCCCTGGCCGCGGTCATGCGGAGCGCCGGGGGGCGACCGAGGCCTGCGATGCGCCCGCTCGCCGACCTCCTCGCCACGCCACCGGCGCGGCCCGTGTGGCTCGTGGAGTCGCTGATCCTGCAGGGCGCCAACGGCTGGATCGGCGCCGGGGCGAAGGTCGGCAAATCCCTGCTCGCCTTAGATCTCCTCCTCGCCTGTGCCCTCGGCCAGCCCTGGCTCGATACCTTCGCCGTCGCCCGTCCGCTCACGGTCGCCTTCGTCGAGGAAGAGGATTCCGCCTGGCGCGTCTACGAGCGGGCCACCCGGCTCCTGGCCGCGCGAGGCGCCCCCATGCCGACCGCGTTCTTTCTCACGGTCCGCACCGGCGTCCAGCTCGATCAGGAAGCCTCGCTCGGCCCGCTGCTCGACCTCCTGCGCTCGCGCCCGGTGGATCTCGTGTTCTGGGACGTGTTCAACCGGCTCCACACGCTCGACGAGAAGCGCCCCGATCAGATGCTCCCGCTCCTCAAGCGCGTGGACCGCCTCCGCGATGAGTACGGGTGCGCCAACCTGATCGCACACCACGCCCGCAAGCCCGGCGTCTCCGGCCCCGACCTCGCCTCCGGCGGCCAACAGCTCCGGGGGCCGAGCGAGTTCTGGGGCTGGGCCGAGAACAGCCTGTATCTGAAACCGCTCAAAACCAAGGGCGCGCTCATCGTCGAACCCGAGAGCAAAGACGCGCTCGTCGCCCCGTTCAAGGTGCACCTCGAGGACCTCGGGCCCGACAGCCGGCGGTGGGTCTATGACGGGGAGGTCGCGGCCAGGGTCAGTGATGGCGAGGCCACACGGACCCTCATCCTTGATGCCCTGGCACTCAATCCGATGACCGTCGGACAGCTCGTGGACCACACGAAAAAGACGGATCGGACCCTGAAGAAACATCTCGGCGCGCTCGAAGAAGATGGGGCCGTCGAGGCCACCAAGGAGCCCGGTCGGGCTGGGCGAAAACTGTGGATGCTGCGCTCTAAGACAGAAGAGCTGCCGTTCTGAGGAGGCCGACGGTATGACGGTGTGCCACGGTGTGAAGTTCATACGGCTTCATACCTACAAGTATGTGATTGGAAAGACGTATCGGGCGCCAGTCCGTTACCGTCACGGTGTGAAGGTAGAGCCATCACTGCGACGGTGTGAAGGTATGAAGCGCACCCTAAAGGGGTGCTTCATGCACTTCATACCGTCGTGGAGGCGGGAGACGTGAGCGCCCAGCTGAGCAACCTCCCTGGCCTTCAGCAGGCCGCCTACTGGTTCACCATCGCCGACTGCGCCATGGCCCTGCGCTGTAGCGTGCGCACCGTCCGGCGACACCTGCCATCGGTGCCAAAGGCGGAGCGCGTCAAGGTCACACGGAAGATCGATGGGGTGCGGACCACGCGCTATTGGCGAGTCTCGCCGGCCGGCCTTCGTGTCTTGGGCCGTCTGACACGGCAGGCGCCGTATCTCTAGACGCGCTGCGTTGCAAAAATCGTCTTTTCGACTGGCCACCTACACCGTGTCACCCTGAGACCTAGCCACCCTAAGGGGTGGCCACTACCGCCTTGCATAGGCACGCCGTCGTCAGAGAAAGTGTTGATCGTGAAGGCAAATCTCTGGCCTCTGCGAATGCTGAGTGGCGCGCTGGCGTCGGTAATCTCCCGTACAGTCCCCGCACGTCGTGATGGAGGAGCGCGAAATGTAGAGAGAAATTCGGCGCAGGATTCTGCGCGAGAACCCGCGGGCCGCTCGCGCGTCGACGTCGAGGCCCGCCGGTTCATTGCTGGCTCGACTTCCCCAGGCAACACCGCCACACAGACACCACGCGCGGTTTCCGGAAAATCTTTCCACGCAGAGTTGTACGCAGAGATTCCACCGCCGCTTCCGGCGCGAGTGAGGACGTGATGGCGCACGAGTTCAGGAAATCGTCCGCGATGCTCTCGTTCCTCGAGGAGCAGGTCTATCTCCCGTTTCTACGCAAGGCGTATCAACGCATCGACGAGGGCATGGACGCGGTGAAGGTCAAGGTGTTGCAGTATGAGGGGAACGTCGTGCTCGGTCCCGCGCAGGTGGATTACACCGAGCGGCGCGAAGCCGCGAAGGAAGCGTTGAAGTTGGCGGACCACTACCCCGATCGCCTCGACGTGAACCTGGGCGGCGACGGGTTGACGGTGATCTTGCAGGGCCTGGACGAGAGCAGAGTTTGAGTTTCGTCAAGCGGGGAGATCGTGGACTGCTGACTGAAATTACCTGTCTCGAACGGCTGGTTACGCTGGGATACCGCGAGATCTTCAAGCCAGCTCTGTCGGACCGAGGTGTAGACCTCGTCGTGCGGACAGCGACGGGCTACCACGGGGTCCAGGTCAAGACAGCGACGCCGAAGAAAACGCGCGGCGGTCGACTCTCATGGACGCTTGACCTCGCCGCCGGCGTCGCTCGCCGCGGGACATTGCGGCACTCGGATCCCGTAGCGTATTACCGTCAAGCCGGCGTATCGGTGATGGTCGCCCGCGTCGAGGCGGGATTTTACGTGCTGCAGCTCGCCGATTGCGGATCGGTGAATACCTCGCTAGAGAGCCGGTCGTATTTGTGGGAGGCGTGGGAGCGCGCGCTGGGCGGGCCGCCAGAACTCTCGGACGAAGCCGAAGTTCAGTCTCTTGAACGACAGATGAGGTTGCTGAGTTGAAGACCGCCACGCAGGGCACAGGAGGCCACGATGAACGAGCGACCGATCGACTGGCTGGTGCTGGCGAACAAGTACGGGATCTGGTTGGAGCAGGGGCGGAAGCGCCTGGTGGAGTGGCGGGAAGCGAACCGGACCGCGGGCGACGACGAGCAGGGGTGCCGGGCGCGGTGGGACGCGCGGGACGCGATGCGGACGTGGTGCGCGGCGTTGAAGCGGGAGCTGGATCTCGACGTGGGCGAGGGCGTCCGCGCGCGGGTGAACTTCGCGGCGACGGGGAGTCCGCTGGGGACGAACGAGCTCGGGGAGCACGAGGCACGGCTCGCCGCGCTCGACCGGCTGATTGGGCAGTTACTCAGCCAGGCGGGGCCGCTGACGGGGTAGTCGTGCTCGACCACGATCCGTGGTTCGACACGCCGCCGGTGACGACGGCGCCCACGATCGAGGGACCGGCGCCGGCGGCCGCGCCGGCGCGCTTCGAAGAGGTCGTGCCGCCGACGGTGGCGGAAGCGCTCCAAGGCCCGGAGCGGATCAAGGGGCTGTGGGGTCCGGTGCGCACGGGCAAGTCGCGCGGGGTCATGCGCTACGTCCTCGCGCATTGCCGGAAGTACGCGGCGCAATTCCTCGGCGAGACGATCCGGTGGCTCTTCGTGCGCGATACCTACGAGTCCTTGCGCGCAACCAATCTCAAGACGCTCCTCGAGCTGCCGCCGCTCGGGCGCTGGGGGCGGTGGAACGAGCAGAAGAAGACCTTTACCGTCGCGCTGCCGACAGGGCAGCGGGCGGAGTTGCTCTTCATGGGGCTCGATGACCCGAAGGACGTGTCGAAGCTCCAGTCGCTCGATCTCTCCGGCTTCGTGATCTGCGAGCCGGCAGGCGGCCTCGATCCCGACACGGAGCGCGTCGGCCTGGGGATCCCGGAGGACGTGTACTTGATGCTCTGCTCGCGCCTCTCCGTCCCGATTGGCCTGGAGCGCGTGGTCGGCATTCTCGAAGGCAACACGCCATCGGCGGGGCACTGGACGGCGCGCATGATCCGCGATGAAGCGTCGGCCGAAGTCCTCTCGGTCTTTTCGGCGGCCGGGTTGCCGACGGGCGAGGTGCGGCGCCGTGCGATGCCCGGCCGCACGGCCTCGGTCCTCTCGGCGGACGTGCCGGCCTGGGAAGCGCCCATTCTCCACTCGCGGCCCGGGTACTTCGACGAGCTGGAGCAGTTGTACCGGACCTCGGGTAAGGGGACGGCCTACATCCGGCGCTACCTTCGCGGCGAATGGCTGCCGACGCTCACGGGTGCCTTTACGCGCAACCAGGTGCCCACGATCGCCCGCGACGACTGCCCGCCGTTCGACGCGATCGTGGCGACGCTCGATCCCTCGACGGGTGTGGCCAAGGGCGATCGCTCGGCGCTCGCCGTCTGCGGGATCACGCAGAGCGGCTTTGCGTACCTGCTCGACCTCCACGTCGGGCGTTTTGAATACGCTGAGCTGATCGAGCGGATCTTCGCCGTCCAGATACGCTGGGCGCCGGGGGTCGTCGGCATCGAGGCGGTCGGCTTCCAGGTCTGGTTGGGCGCCATTCTCGCGGAGAAGAGCGCCGAGCGGGCGGTGCGCGTGCCGGTCCAGGAACTCAAGCGCGACTCCAAGCAATCGAAAGAGCTGCGCATCGAGGCGACGCTCGGCGTCCGGCTCAGTGAGCGGCGGCTCGTGGTGGTCGAGGGCTGCCCGAACCTCGACGTGCTCTGGGCGGAGCTCGAGAGTTTCGGGCAGTCCGGGGGCCACGACGACGTGCTGGACGCCCTCGCGGACCTCGACCAAATCGTCGGGCTCGCGTTCCCCGCGGCCGACGTCGGGATCCCCGACGGCGGAGGGCCTCGCGGCGGGCGTGAGTCCGGCGTTCGTGCGCCGCTCTTCCCGCAGCTCGCGGCGGTGGAGTCGGCTGCCGCGCGCGGGGAGCCGATCGACATCGATCGCCGCTTCTGGTCGCGGCAGCCGGCGGGATTCTGGCGTGGGCGATAGCCGGCCTCCCTTGGGCCCCCGTCTCGGTCGCGTGCATGCCTTGCGCAACCGCGGCGCTGTCTACACGGAAGGGCTCCGGACCTCGCTCCAGGCGGGTTTGCTCGGCGCGGGCGTGGCGAAGGGCGCGGGGTTCACCGATACGGCCTGGGCAACCTACTTCGGGCTGGCGATCCTGCTTGGGATCGAGCTGGCCAAGGTGCTCCTCGGCTGGCTCGATTATCGCTTCCACGTGATCCAGACGGAGCAGCGGATTGCGGCGGAAGCGAGTCCCGTCACGATGCGGATGGTCCACGCGCTCGAAGCATTGGTGCCGAAATGAAGTACGGCGTCCGCGCCCCGAAGACGAAGCCGGTCGTGCGGGCCGCCGAAGCGGTGGGGGCGTTCGCGGGCGGCCTGGTGGACAAAGACGATTACCTTTTCCGGCGCCTCTCCACGGGCCAATCCGGCGCCTCGACGCGACGCGATCTCTCCCCGATGGCGCAGGACCGGATGCTCGAGCTGGTGTTTTTCCTCTGGGAGTCGAATGCGATCGCGCAGTGGATCATCGAGACGACGATCGACTTCACCGTGGGTGAGGGGGTAACCATCGAGCCGCTCAACGACGACGTCGGCGCGGTGCTCACCGCCTTCGAGGATGATCCGGTCAATCAGCTGCTGGCGCGTCTCGAGGGCTTCGCGCGGGACTTCGGCCTCTACGGCGAGCTCTGCCTGCCCGCCTTCGTGAATCAGGTCGACGGCCACGTGCGCCTGGGCTATCTCGACCCGCTCGAGATCAAGGAAGTCCTGACCGATCCCGACAACGCGCTCGTACAGACGGCCGTGGTGCGCAAACCGCCGAGCGGGGATCGTGGTCCCGGGGAGCTCTACAAGATCATCCGCGGGGAAGCAGATCGGGCGAATCCTGCCTATGGGCAACTGGTCGGCGCGGAACCCGGTGAGACCGAGCCCCGCACGGGGCGCGTGTACAAGGGCCAGTGTTTCCTCTTCCAGACCAATCGCGTCAGTAACGCCCGCCGGGGTCGGTCGGATCTGCTCTCGCTGATCGACTGGGTCGACGGGTACGATGCGTTTCTCTATGACTCCATGCAGGCCGCGCAGCAGTTCAATTCGTATATCTGGGACGTGACGCTCGACGGCGCTGATGAAGCCACACTCAAAAAGTGGCTCGCCGCGAATCAGACCGTCAAGCGCGGCATGATCCGGGCCCATAACGAAAAGGTGAAGTGGGCAGAGCTCTCGCCGGATCTGAAAGCGCAGGAAAAAGATACGTTCCTCCATTTCCTTCGTGGGCAGATCCTCGGCTCGAAGAGCTTCCCGGAGCACTGGTATGGGCAGGGGTCGGATGTCAACTTCGCCTCGGCGAAGGAAATGGCGGCCCCGCCGGGCAAGCGGTTGGGACGCCGGCAGCAGGAGATCAAGCGGATTGTCCAGACGCTCTGCCGCTTTCAGATCCATTCTGCGCAGCGTGCCGGCACCCTGAAAGCCACGGTGTTGAGCGGCTCGACAGTCTCTGCCGACGGCGCAAGCGCCGCGCTGGCAGTGCCAGCAGATCAGGCCTACCGGATCGTGCTCCCAGAGATCTCGACGAAGGACACCGCACAGACCGTTGCCGCCGCGGCGTCGCTGAGTGCGGCCCTGACGCAAGCCGTCGCGCAGGGCTGGCTCCGGAACGAAACCGCGGGGAAGATCTTCGCCCATCTCGTGAGCCAACTCGGCATCGAGATCGACGCTGCGGCGGAACTCCAGCCGGGCGCGGGCCCGCGCGGCGCGGCGCTCACAGACTATTCCCCGGCGAATCTCCAGCGGCTCCTGGCCCAGCTCCAGCGCGCCGGGAACGGCAACGGCGACAACATGAACATGCCGAAGATGCCGGCGCCGGGTGGGGCCGTGGCATGATCGGCCGCGCCCGCTTCGCCGACGTGCCGGTCGAGCGTTTCACAGCGCAGCTCGCCGAGATCCTCCTTCGCCTCGATGCGCTCCCCACCGCTGCCGTCCAAGCCATGCTAAGCGATCTGGAAACCGCACGGCAGCAGGTCGTCCGCGAAATTCTTGTGATGGGCGCCGCTGCGAGTCCGCGTGAGCTCATCGAACTCCAGGCGCGCATCAGCGATGTCATGTACCGCTTCGCGGACAAGTACGGCCTCATGCTCTCGCCGATCCAGGGGGCCGTGGCGCAACTCGGCAGTGCGCTAGCCGCCGAGCCCTTGGTCGCCAGCGGCCTCGCCCTCTGGGTGCCGCAGATCTCGCGGCGGCAGCTCGAAGTCGCGCGGACCTTTCAAGCGCTCCTGATCTCGAATCTCGCCGACGACGCGACGAACCAGATCAGTCAGGATCTCGGGCTGGCGATCCTCCGGGGGCAGAGTGTCTACGAAGCCTCGCAGGCGGTCGCCGGATCGCTCACGGGCACGGCGACCTTCGGCTCCATCGCCGCGCGCGCGGAAGCGATCACCCGGACAGAACTCGGCCGGATTCAGAGCGTGGCCACGCAGGGGAGCCTCCGAGATCTCCAGCAGCAGGTGCCGGATCTCCAGAAGCAATGGATGCACTCCGGGAATGCAGGGCCGTATCGCCGCACTGGGCACATCGTGGCCAACGGGCAGGTGCGTGACGTCGACGAGACGTTTCAAGTGGCCGAGATTGCGGGCGGGGAGCAGGAAGCGCTGCTCTATCCCCGCGATCCCTCGGCGAGTCCCCGGAACACGATCAACTGCGGGTGTGTCTCCGTTCCCTTCCGGGCCGCATGGGCGGCTGACCTCGAAGCGTCGCGTCAAGAGATCGCGGCGGCATAGGAGCGCGCATGCATCGATTCCGGAAAGTCAAAGCGGCGTGGGAGTGGGTGAAGGAGCAGCTCGCCTCGGATTCGCTCGACGCCAAGGTGATGCAAGTGCAGGCCGCGTGGGCCGCGCAGTACGGGGCTGGTTACGACGCGGGTATGGTCTGCGACGTCTATGAAGACCGCGTCATCGTCCGGAAGATGGACGGCGGCTTTGAAGCCTACCCGTACACGATGGCGGCCGACGGGACGATCACCTTTCAGGCGCCCGTCGACGTCGAGGTCGTCTACAACGAGATTTCCGAGGCGAGTGAGCTGGATGCCGTCACGCCGCGGGGGAAGAGTGGAACCATCTGGGAAGTCCGCGTGCTCAAGTTCGGCCGATCGCGCAATGGCTTTCTCTGGAGCCGCGAGGCCGGCGAGAAGCTCGCCCCCTTGCTCGCCTCGGCCCCCGTCGGCTGTTTCATGGACCCGGCCGGGGCGATGGGCCATGCCGACGCGCGCAGCGTGGCCATCGGCAACGGCCCGCTGATCCGCAACATCGTCGGCGATCTCCAGGCGCCGCGGGTCGAGGATGATGGCGTCTATGCCTCCCTGCACGTCCACGAGGACGCCGGGTGGCTGAAGCAGAAGCTCCTCGGGCTGGCCAACCGGGGCGTGGTGGATAAGGTGCTCGGGTTGTCAGTGGACACGCTGGCGGGGTACGTCCCGGTCCAGCTGCGGGAAGGCGCTGCGAAGGCGATCACCGAGATCAAGCGGCTCTTTTCCGTGGACATCGTCACGCGCCCGTCAGCCGATGGGCGCTTCATCCGGGCGACGGCGGGGCCGTTGCTCACCGAGGGAGACCAGGTCATGAATCGAGCGCAGCTCATTGCCCTGATTCAGGAGCACCGGCCCAAGCTGCTCGAGGGCCGCGTGGTGGAATCGCTGACCGACGACCAGCTCGCGGCACTCGTCAAGGAGGCGCTGCGGGAGCCGGTCGAACCGCCCAAGCCCGGGCCGGACCCCGAGCTCGACGTCAAGCTGAAGAAGCTGACGGCGCTCGAGCAGCGCCTGGCCATCCGCGAGAGCCAGGAGCGCGTCGCGGAGGCCGTCGACGCCACGGAGCTGCCCGATCCGGTCAAGGCGAAGCTCAAGAAGTCCTTCGCCGGCAAGGTGACCGAGCAGGCGGAGATCGACCTGGCGGTCAAGGACGAGATCGAGACCTGGGGGAAGCTCACGGAGTCCGGGAAGGTGGTAGGCCTCGGCGGGGTGAAGGTCGGCAGCATGATCGACCGGAAGGACAAGATCCAGGCTGGCCTGGATATGCTCTTCGGTGTGAGCCGGGAGTCGCTCGCCGAGAATCTCAAGAGTTCGCCGTTCAATCCCGAGGCCGTCTCGCGGATCATGGAGAGCTTCAAACCTCATGCGGACGCGGCCAAGGACCCGGGGTTGCGGTTCCGGGGACTCAAGGATTTCTACATCGAGGCCACCGGCGACAAGGATGTCACCGGCCGCCGTCCCGAACGCGTCTCGGAAGCCACGGTCGTGACGACGGACTGGGCTGACGCGCTCGGCAATACGCTCTACCGCCGACTGCTGGCGACCTACGCGGAGCAGAACTACAACGAGCGCTCGATCGCGCGCTTCGGCAACGCGCCGGACTTCCGGACGCGGGAAGTGGTGCACCTGGGGTACTTCGGGGATCTGTCGACCGTGGCGCAGGACGGGTCCTACACGGCCATCACGAACCCCACCGATGACAAGGTCAGCTACGCCGTGGCGAAGCGCGGGAATCTTTTCACGGTCTCCCTCGAGACGATCAAGAACGACGACCTCCGCGCGGTCCAGGAATCCATCTCGCGCCTCGGCCGGGCGGCCCGCCGGACGCTGGCGGCATTCATCTGGAACTTCTGGCTGTCGATCCCGAACGGCTCCGGCGGCGGATTCGGGGCCCTCTTCGACATCGATTCCGCGGCCTGGTTCGACTCCACGGATGGCAACGGGCGAGGCCTGCACTCCAACTACGGGACGACGGCGCTCACCTCGGACTCCACTGGCGCCGCCGAAGTCATGACGCTGATTACGCGACTCGGCAAGATGAAGGAGAAGGATTCCCTGAAGGTCCTCGGCCTGCCGGCCATGACCGATCTCTGGCTGGATGTGCCGCTGGATCTCTGGAGCGTCGCAAACCTGCTGAACCGGACGCCGTCCTTCTCAACGACGGTGGCCAACCCGATCTACCAGATGTTCGGTCTGAACAATGAACGCATCAACGTCAACCCGCTCTTCACGGATCTGACTGACTGGGGCGTCCATGTGGATCCCAGCCGTGGGGACCGGGAGTCTATCTGGGTCGACTTCCTGGATGGGCGTGAGGAGCCGGAGATGTTCGTGGCGGATCTGCCCACGCAGGGCTCGCTATTCACGAACGACCGCATTGACTGGAAGATCCGGCACATCTACGGCGGTGATCTCTTGGATGTCAAGGGCGCCGCGAAGAACATCGTCGCCGGGTAAGAGAGAAGATGAGCGGAGCGGCCGAGCGCATCCGGTCGCTCCGCTCCTCACCATGACCATCGTCATCGTCGGCGCGATGTTGGCGCCCTGGTTATTCCTGCTCACGGCGCGCCGCGGTTGGCACGTCTGGGCGCGCAACGCCTTTGTCCGCGGCGCCGCCGTCATGGGCGCCGGCGCCGCGGTCAGTGTGGAGCCCTTCATGGCCCCGCTGGCTCTCTCCGTCCTGCTGCGCTGGACGGATGTCAGTCGTCTCGTGCCCGTGATGATCTGGGCGGCGATCTTCGGTGTCTGGTTCCTCGGCCTCGCCCTGGGGCCTTCAGGGCTCGTTGCAGCGGCCTGGCTGACCCTTGCTCTCGTGAATGTGGGCTTCGTGGTTCTCCAGTGTCTCGGGCAGCGGGTCGCGGTCCCGGCCTGGCTGGCAGACGGCGTTGACAAGATGGGCGAGGGGGTCGGCACGTTCGGCCATCGGACGATGTGCGCGGGCTTCCTGGCCCTGGTGCTGCCCCTCTGCTGGCTCATCCCAGCCCCTTGGCGGTGGCTCCTGGTAGCGCTTCTGGGACTCGGCCTGTGGTTGACCTCCTCCTGGTTGGCCTGGCTGGCCACGCTGGGGGCCCTTCCCGCGCTGATCCCAGCCCTCTGGCTACCTTTCCTTGGTTTGGCGCTGCTCGCTGTCCTGGGGGGCTGTGCGGCCCTCTGGGCATGGTCTCGGGCCCCCGGTTGGTATCACCTCCTGATGCGGCCCATCGAGCGCTGGACTCTTCGGGGGGCCTCGCTGGACAGCGTCGTCCAGCGCCTGGAGGTCTGGCGGGCCTACGGCCGCGTGTGGCGGCGCTGGCCGAACTGGTTGCTTGGCCGCGGGGATGGGTCGTCCCACGAGGAAGCCGTCCAGGTGCAAGCGGGGGTACAGCATCGGATGGTCGGCTATCCCCACAACGAGATCGTGAGCCTCGCCTACGAACACGGGCTCTTCGGCCTCGCGGCCCTCGGGCTCTTCGCGTGGCGAGTGGTGCCGGCGCTCCACGCCGGCGATCCCTGGAGCGCGATGGTGATTGCTGGGGGCGTCCTCATGCTCGGGATGCACACCGCGCACATCGCACCACTCGGCGGAACCTGGTGGCTGGCCGCGGCGATGGTGGCGGGGCGATGAAGCTGACGCCAGGTAGAGTGCTTGGCATTCTTCACGGCTCTGCTTGGTTCCTGGTTCTCGTGTACCTGGCGAGGCTGGAGGGCTGGCGACTCTGGGTAACATTTGCGGCGCTGATAGTTTTCGGTGCATCTGTAGACTGTGTAGCTCACAGGTACGTCGGGCTACGGAACGGCCGATGAACTGGCTCGCGCGCCTCATGATGCACATCCGCCGGCCGAAACCCCTCCTCCCTCCGGAGCTGGCGTGGCGAGTGGAGATTATCTGCTCCCATGGCGGGATGATGGATGTGTTCCCGTCCAATTACGACGGCCTCAAGCCCGATGCCGAGCTCTATGTCGCCTGCGCGCAACTCTGCGTTGAGGCGGCGAAACGGAACGGCATCATGCCGGACATCCTGCTGAGCGCGCTCGCGCATAAGTACCTGAAGCCCACGGTCGGCCATCTCTCAGGGAAGAAGCTCATTGTCGCTCGCTGACGTGCAGCTCCAGGTCGCCACGTGGATTCAGGACACGGCGGGGAAGCTCTCGTCGACGGACCGGGATCGCGCGATCGCCGGGGCCGTCGACATGTATTCCCGCCACCGGCCGCGGCTGAAGCAGGCCACCCTCACCGGCGATGGCGCGGCCTTCGACTTCTCGGTGCCAAGCGATTGGATGGACGGCATCTCCTCGATCATCGCGATTGAGAACCCGGTGGACCAACAGCGGCCGGAGTTCCTGGACGAGAGCGAGTACACCGTGCGCCTCGATCCGGCGACGGGACTCTCGAAGATCCGCTTTCTTGCCGACGTCCTGGACACCGGGGAGAAGGCCTATGTGACCTACGGGATCGGCCACGTCTTGACGACGGCGCTCGATACGATCCCAAGCGGCGATCGGGTGGCGGTGGTCAAGCTCGCTGCCGCGGGCTGCGCGACCCAGCTCGCCGCCCTGTACGCCCAGACCAGCGATCCGACGTTCGGCGCGGACACGGTCAACTACCGGACGAAGAGCCAGGACTACCTCGCGCTCGCCAAGGCGCTCGAGACGGCGTACCGCGAGCACGTGGGCGCCCTGGCTGGTGTCGCCGCGGCGAGTGTCAGTAGTGACCTGGACGTTGCGCTCCAGAACAACGCCGGTCTGCCCTTCTACCACGACGACCTCTCGCGATGATTAGCTACCAGATCACCGTCGAGGCGAAGGGTGGCCTGCTGACCGATCCGGCTATCGGGCAGCGGTTCGACCGCGAGATCATGGCGACGCTGGCGGAACTGGGCGTGCTCGGGCAGAACCTGGTCGTCCGTCGCACGCCACACGGCGTCAGCTCGGGTGGCGGTGGGCTCCGCGGGTCCATCTTCACGGAGGCGCACGGGACGCCACTCGGGCGTGGGCAGCGCATCGCCTCAAGCGTTTACTACGCTCCGATCGTCGAGCGCGGGCGGCGCCCGGGTGGGCGTCATCCGCCGCCCGGGCCGATTCTGCTCTGGGTCGTGCGCAAGCTCGGCAAACGCGGAGCCGAGGCCCAGCACGTGGCCTTCCTGATCGGGCGGAAGATCGCCCGGCGTGGGACCGTCGGCGCGGGCATGTTCGCGCATGCTCTCGTGGATCTCCGCCCGCTCGTCCAGTCGCGGTTTCAGGCGCTCGTGAACCGGATCGGGGAGATCCTCAAGTGAGCCTCTCGGCCATCCGGGCCTCCCTCAAGGCGACGATCCAGACCGTTCCGAACGTCGGCGTCGTCAACGACTTTGAGCCGGCGATCACGCGGGATGAGGATCTGACGACCTACTTCGTCGATCCGGCGCTCGACTACATCCTCGGTTGGAGTATGACCCGCGAGACGACCGGCGAGCGGGACGCCTCCTATGCCAGCGATTTCGAGGATCATCTCTTCGTCCTCCGTGCCTATCGCGCGGTCAAGAACGCGGACGCGTCGGAAGCAGAACTTCAGGATCTCGTCGAACTGGTGCGGACGGCCATCCGCGCAGAGGAAGGGCCGTGCTGGAACGGCTCGGTGCAGTTCGTGGGCCACCCGCAGGTCCGGATCTTCGAGGCCCGCATGTTTGGTGCGGTCCTCGTCCACTACTGCGAAGTCACGGTGCTCGTGACGGAGCACGTCACCGTCCCCTAGCGGGACACGGAGGGCA